GTAATGGTTACTAACCCATTCGATACGTTTGATATTAAGGCAAACGCAACTACTCAAAACGAATCAGGCGCATACGTAACAAACTTACCATTTAACCCATTAATGACAGAATCAATCTTTATTCCACAAGGAAAAGTATTGTTCTTTGTTAAAGATGAATACATTGCAGCAATTGGTGGGGCATTAGACGTTAAACGTTACACTGAAACGTTAGCTCTAGAAGATGCGGATGTGTTTATTGCTAAGCAGTTTGCAACTGGTAAACCAGTAGATAATAACGCATCTGTTATATACGACCTAGATGTCGATTTAACAGTAGAAACACCCTAAACAGCCCGAAAATTTAGAAGCTAGTGCTACTGATGAGACGATTAACTTAACATGGGACTAACTTTTAAATAGGGCTACTTCAAAAAGAAAGGGGATAACCATGACGTACAACATATATCAAGATGATGAATTAATTAAAGAAAACGTTAAAGAGAAAGAATACACTGTCGAAGGCTTAACACCTAATACAGAGTATTCTTTTTCTATTTCTGAGGTTATTGGTAAAAATGAATCAGAAAAATCGGAAGCTATCACTGTTACTACAAAATACAGTGATGTCACATCGGTCGAAGTTACACCTAAAACGAATAACTTAGATGTGGAAGCGACACGACAATTGAATGCGACTGTTAAGCCTTCAACAGCTAAACAGGACGTGACATATACATCTAATGCTGATGAAATAGCAACAGTTAGTGATAGCGGATTGGTAACAGCAATTTCAGAAGGTGAAGCGACAATTACGGTTACTGCAGATGGGAAATCAGATACAGCTACTATAAATGTTACTGAACCTGAGCCTGAACCTGAAGAAGGTGAATAACATTGGTTACTGAGGATTTATTAGAAGAATTCAAATCGAGAATGCATATTTCACACAATTCAGAAGACAGTGACCTAAAAAAGTCGCTGTCTTTTTCTATTGCTTACATTGAAGAAAAATGCGGGAAGTTTGACATTGATGGGCCTACAAATTCAGATAAACAAGCAACAGAATTAGTTTTGGAACGTAGCAGATATGTCTATAACGAAGCGTTAGAATACTTTGAGAATAACTTTCTAAGTCAGGTATTAAGTTTAGGCATTAAAATGGCAGGTGTTGAAGATGAGGAAGAATGAATACCGTAAACGTAAAGTTCATTCCGGCGAATTAAGAACACCAGTCATATTTTATGAATACCAACCTGTTGAAGGCCCTTATCCTGACCAAGAAGAAAGGAAAGAAATGTATTCTTGCTGGGCAAAAGTTGAAAGTGTGTGGTTGCGTGATTTAGAACAAGCGAAACAAAACGGCACTGAATCTGACGTCACATTAACGATACGAGATCCGTTACAAGAATTTATACCGACTAACAAACATTTCATACGCATTGACACATACGATTACAAACACTTGGTATATAACATCACGACAAGTCAACCCGATTTACAACATCGTGATTTTATTAAAGTGATAGCTAGTCTGAAAGATGATATGAAATGGGAGTAAAAGTTCACGGAGTAAATAAATTGCTCGCAGAACTCGAAAAAAAGTTCGGGAATAACAGGATTTCAAATATAACAGATGATGCTTTGACAGATGGCGCTTTAGTTTTCGGCATGGAGTTACGCAGACAATTAGCTACATTCAAAGACAAAGGTTACACACTTGATGAATTGACTATATCTCCTCCAGGCGCAAATGGAACTAACACAAGGGCTATTCGCGTTTTTTGGAGAGGTCCAAAAAGTCGATACAGAATCATTCATTTAAACGAATGGGGAACGATTAGAAACCCTAGTCCTCGCGGTAAAGGAAAGATTGCTAAAGCATTGAAACTATCACAGAAACCGTACGGAAAAGCTGTTAGGGATAGTTTAAGGAGGAATTTATGATGTCTGATGATGTGCTAGATCTTGTTTATAACATATTGATAAAAGATGAAGAATTAACAAATAACGTTCCAATCAAAAACATCAAATACTTCACTTATCCCGAAACTGCTGATATGTCAGGTAATTGGGTTGTTTTAGAACCTATCATAAACGAATTGCCAAGTGGTTATGCAGATGGAACTTGGGTCACTTACGACTACCTTCTTCATGTAGAAGTGTGGAGTAAAAACCGCGAAAGCAATCTAAAAGTAGCTAAACGTATTCGTGACTTATTGTGGAAAACATTAGGCTTTAAACAAAACGACAGCATAGATGAAAATGATATAGGAATTTATCGCGATGCAAGACGATATGAAGGAATTTTACACAGAAGCGACTTAGATAAAATCTAGGTTGTTTTTTTATTATAAGGAGGAATTAATAATGGCAGATAAAAATTATAGAGCTTCAACTGGAGTAGACGAGTTTTACTACGGCGTAATTGATGAAAGTACGAATATTGCAGAAGAAATCGAACGTGTTAAGTATTTACAAAACATCACAGTCGAAATGGCACAAGAAGTGGTGAAAGCATACGGTGATAACCGCGTTGCAGAACTAGCAACTTCAAGCGGTGAAATTTCAGTAACTTCTCAATTCCACACAATTCCAATCGAAGACAAGCAAGTTTTATTAGGCATGGAAAAATCTAACGGACTTACTGCAATTGGTAGTACAGATGTTACACCATATGTAGCTGTTGTTTTTGCTAAAACGTTCGAGGACGGAACTAAAGAATACGTTGGATTACCTAAAGGCTTATTCACACGTCCGTCAATTGAAGGCGCAACAAAAGAGGATTCTGTTGAATTCAGTTCAGAAGAAATGGAAGCGGAGTTTATGGACCGTAAAGTCGAAGGATTTGATGAAGATAAATCAGTTATTTTTGGACGTGATGAAAAAGGCGAGACAGAGAATCGTGACGCTTTATTCTTAGCTATATTTGGCGTAGAACATCCTGATGCAACACCCTAAAACGCCCGTAAATGTCGATGCTACATCAAGCGATATAAGCATTGAATTAACGTGGCAATGACACAGGGCAAACAGAGGCAGGCTTAAAGGCTTGCCTTTTTATTTTATCTAAAAAATGGAGGAATTATAAAATGGCACAATTAAAAAGAAATATGATTGAACTAGTTAAAAATCCAGATGAAATAAACAAAGGTGGAGAACCAGAATTTGAAAAATATTGGACACCGGCGTTTTTACCATTCGAAGTAACTCTTGAAGCGGTTGATTTAATGGCTAAGTTAGAAGAATTAGAAGATGAAGGCGGAGAAGGTATTAAAAGTTTGTTTGATTTACTTATTGATTTTACAGCTAATAAAGCCTATGGAAAGCAATTCACAGTAAACGAATTAAAAGAAAGGTTACATGCTCCTGATGCATTAGGTCTTTTACAATCACAACTAATATTCATTGCACAAGGACAGCAGACTGATGAAACAAAAAAATTCCTAGCGAAGAAACGCTAACTGATGAGGACTTTTCTTACGCTAAACAAAAAGAATATATGCACAAACTCATCAAAGATATGATGAAAGAAGGCAAAGATATAAACGAAATAATGAAAATGCCTTACGGTTTTATGTTGGATATTATGGAAGAAAAAACACAACCAAAAGAACAAAAATCACTTGTTAGTGCTTTCGGAGGTTAAAAAAAGCCTGCATTAATTAGCAGACTTTCGCTTTTCAATAAGTAATTCAATCGCTTCATCTAACAACTTGCTCATAGGTACTTTTGAATCATATGATATATTTTTTAATTCTTCATGTAAATCAGTTCTTATAGCGTTAGATATTCTTGTTCTGTTTTTTAATCCGTATTTATTTTCGCTCATAATAATCACCTCAATTTTAGTGTATAACTTAGGATAACTAATTGCAACTACCATCAATTGATGGTATAATATAATTAGAGGTGATAAGGTGGAAAGACTAATTAAAGAAACTACTAACAAATTTGCTAAAAGGTTTTATGAAACTTTAGAAAGTCGCGGTTATAAGTTAAGGAATGGTGCAAGGTATGTTAATGCGGTTGAAAAAGTACCAATTACATGTCCTAATGGACACGAAAGGGATATGGCTCCATATAGTTTGAATAAGGGTCATAACTGCAAAGTTTGTTCAGATAGTGAAATAAACGCTAAAGAAAAGGACAACTTCAAAAAAAGGTTCGTAAGGTTTATTAATAATGAAGGTTATTCATTAGGGTTAGAAAATGATTATATAAACTCTCAAAAACCCGCTACCATAAAACACGACAAGTGTGGTTACGAATATAAAGTCAGACCATCAGCGTTTATAAGTCATGGTATACGTTGTGGTAAGTGTGCAGGAAAGATAAAACGAAGTACAGAAGACGTAAAGAAAGATATTGAAAGACTTTCTAACGGCGAATATGAGTTGATAAGTGAATATAACGGAGGGGACGAAAAAATAATAATTAGACATAACAGTGACGTATGTGGAAATTATGAGTGGAGTGTTCTCCCGAGATCATTTTTAAGAAATGGTTCTAGGTGTCTATCTTGCTATAGGTTAAAAAACAGAGGTGAAGCACACCCCACATATAATCATGAAATTACAGACGAAGAGAGAATTAAAGGTAGGTTTTTATACTCAACTGAATTAAAACGTTGGCGAACAAAAGTATTCGAGCGAGATGATTATACTTGCCAGTCCTGTTCGGTTAGAGGCGGAGTTACATTACACGCTCATCACCTAAATGGTTATCATTGGGACGTGAGAGGTAGATTCAACATAGTTAACGGTGTAACTTTATGCGAAGAATGTCATGAAGATTTTCACAGGGTATATAAAAAAAGAAACAATACGAAAGAACAATTCGAAGAGTATATCAATAACAAATACCAACACACTTAATTGTGTGTTTTTTGTTTGCTTTTTTTAAGAAGGAAGGTGATATAAATGGCAGAAAGAATAAAGGGATTTTCTATCGAATTATCACTTGACTCTATAGAAGTTGATAGTGGGCTAAAAGACTTAAAGTCATCAATGCGACAGATGAATTCAGAAATGAAAAAAACAATGTCATCTTACGACTACTCTGAAAAGTCTATGAAAAAGTACGGTGATCAATTAGGTGGTTTAAATAAGAAATTAGAATTACAAAAAACTACTACCGAATCAGCCAGAAAACACTACGAAAAAATGGTAGAAACTCATGGAGAAGGTTCGAAGCAAGCACAAAAGGCAGCTACTGCTTATAACAATGAAGCAGCCCAATTAAACAATTTAGAAAGACATATAGGCAAAGTTACGAATGAAATGAATGCATTTAAAAGACAGCAAGATATACAATCTAGTGCATTGTTTAAAACAGGTGATGCTTTAGAAGGTTTTGGAAATGGATTAGGTCGTGTATCAGAAGTAGCAAGAAACGTCGGGGGAACACTCACTAAAGCAATCACATTACCTGCATTAGGAGCAGCAACGGCGGTTGGTAGTATTTTTCTTGCTAAAGGATTTGGAAGATTAGTAGGAATAGACAATGCTAAAGCTAAATTAAGCGGACTAGGACATAGCGGAAAAGAAATAGACGGAATTATGACATCTGCTTTAGACTCTGTAAAAGGTACTGCGTTTGGTTTAGAAGATGCTGCAACAATAGCAGCAAGCGCAGTAGCTGCAGGAGTTAAAGAAGGTAAAGATTTAACTGATTATCTAACATTAACAGGAGATGCTGCGGCAATCGCCGGAACTGATTTAGGTGAGATGGGATCTATTTTTAACAAGGTTCAAACATCTAATAAAGCATATAACAGCGAATTAAGACAGTTATCAGATAGAGGTTTACCTATCTACAAATGGCTTGCTGACGAAGCGGGAGTTACGGAAGATGCAGTTTTTGACATGGCTTCTAATGGTGCTATTTCAACAGAGATGTTTTTAAGCGCTATAGAAAAGAACATAGGCGGAGCAGCTAAAGAAATGGGCGACAAGTCCTTCACGGCTGGTTTAGCTAATATGTGGGCAGCTGTTGGTAGGTTAGGGGCTTCATTCCTTGATGCTGGCGAAAAAGGCGGGGGTTTCTTTTCACAAATGAAACCATTAATGTCCTCTTTAACAGATAACTTGGATGGAATGGGGAAAATAGCCGAGGACTTTGGCGTTAAATTTGGTCAAATGTTTGCTGAAGTTATAGAGAAAATAAAAAGCGGCGTTGAATGGTTTAAAAACCTTTCAAGTAGTCAGCAAGACATGATAACTAAATTCGGATTGTTCGTTATTGCTTTGGGTCCCATGTTACTCGGTTTAGGTACATTAGGCGGCATTATAGGCAAGGTTTCTAGTGGATTAGGCGTGTTCTTTAAGTTTTTAGCACCAATTACAGTACCACTAAAAGCAATTGGTGGAGCTGCAGGAAGTACAGGCGCATCAGTAGGATTATTAAGTAAAGCATTCGCTTTTCTTACAGGACCAGTCGGAATTGCAATTGGTGTTATATCTTTACTTGTCGCAGGGTTTACCACAGCTTATAAGAGGTCTGAAACATTCCGTAATTTTATTTCAGATTTAGGCGAGAAGATAAAAGAGGTATTTTTTGGGATTGTTGACTGGATTAAACCAGGATTTGATGCTGTACTAACGTTTTTTGGTACGATTAAAACATCTATAGCAGGATTTACAAAGTCAGAAGGACCAAGTCTTATTGCAGCTTTTCAAAATATATGGAATTTTGTCAGTCCTATTTTAGGATGGATAGCAGACAAGGTTAAATGGGCTTTTAATACAATTATAAAACCTATAATTAATTTAGCTATGAAAGCAGTAGAATTAGTTATTAAAATGGTTTGGCAAAACATCAAAGGAATTATAACAGGTGCTTTAGATGTCATCATGGGAGCTGTTAAAATTTTCTCTGGACTATTCACAGGCGACTTTTCGAAAATGTGGTCTGGCGTAAAGCAAATGTTTTTTGGTGCGATTAGTGTTATTTGGAATTGGATTCAACTTCAATTCATAGGTCGCATACTAAAAGGCGTTGCAGGACTAGTTACATCGTTCGGTGGTTTTATTTCCAAAATGTGGGGCGGAACAAAAACTACATTCTTAAACGCAATAAATGTTATTTGGGAATGGATGAAAAACTCATTCGTTGGAAGAATAATCGCAAGTATAATTAATTTTGCTAAAAACTTTAGGTCAAATCTTTCAACCATGTGGGCAAGCATCAGAGCGTTATTTACCAATAGAATAA